CAAAACAAATCTTGCGTTTAAAAACATTATGTGATATACTATATATATGGCTTGATAAAGATATTCAACAAAAGGCAGTCAAGTTATCACATACTATTAGAACATTTGGTATAGATAGTAGTGTAATTATAACCGAGTTAGATCCTAAATTAGTGGAGCATTGTGAAATTGAAAGAATACTTACAGAAAAGATGTGTAATTAACAAAGAAACAAATTGTTGGGAATGGAGTGGTGGAGTAGATTCTTGGGGATATGGTCAATTCTTTAAAAATAAGAAAACACACAAAGCCCACAGAAGTATGTACAAAGAAATTCATGGAGACATTCCAAAAGGGTTATTTGTGTGCCACACATGTGACAATCCTAAATGTATTAATCCCGAACATTTATGGTTAGGAACACCCAAACAAAATGCACAGGATAGGGATATAAAAGGACGACACGTTTCTTTTAAAGGGGAATCACATCCAGCAGCAAAACTAGATTGGGGATTAGTGGAGATGATTAGAGAAAATCCCAATGAACATACACATAAGAAATTAGCTAGTATTTGTGGAGTATCCGTATCAACTATCAGAGATGTGGTGTATAACAGATATTGGAAAACTGATGCAAACATCCTCCGAGAAAATCAAGCAACGACGTAGTCAGATGCTGATCCATTCGTTCTTGTACTATCATCTGGATACTAGTGTTGTCTCAGACAATCAGTGGCAAGCATGGGCTAATGAACTACAGTACCTCCAAGATCTCTATCCAGACCCAATTGATTTTTACGACAAAACGTTTCAAGGATGGGATGGGACTACAGGTATGCACTTGCCAACTGACGGCTGGGTACGTCAGAAGGCACATCAATTGTTGACAGGTATGGGTAAATAATGTACAATATTACTAAGCTTTGGAAAAAACCTACTCGAATTAGAATGGTTACTTTTCCTAATGGACAATATGGAATTGAACGTATTAAATACAATAAAAAAGAGTACATGTCTAGATATGGATCGTGGTATTCAGATACACATAGTGTAAAAGAATCTTGTTCTTTTGAAGAAGCAAAAGATGCAGCAGAACAAATGGCATGGGTTAAAAAAGAATTTCCAGACGCAGTTATAAAGGAGTATTGACAAGAGTGATTGAATATGTTAACATTATTATATATTTATTAAAATATAATACTTACAACAAGTATATATCTTATATAGATACTAATAATGAAAATAAAGAACTAGTTTTTCTATATACTTGTCTTAAAGAACTTCATACGACTTACAAAAAGGATTTGTCTTTAGAAGAATTCTCTATGTATTGTCTATCGAAGGTAAATGACAAGGATCGTCAAGTAGTAGAATCCCTGCTAATGGGTCTGCAAGGGGCTACAATCGACGAACGCCTCATAGGTGATATCCTCACTACCCTTCGCAATAAAAAACTCGCCTACGAGCTTGCATTAGTTTCGTTGGATGTGAGTGAAGGTCGGTCATCAGTCGAACGCATCTTCTCAACAATGAATGCCTTTGAACAGAAGCGTGAAATAGAACAGATTGAATTTGTTTCAGGAAATCTAAATGAACTTTATAACGAGGCAATCAAAACAACCGGACTCCGTTGGAGACTTTCTACGCTTAATAGAATGCTCGGATCTCTCCGTAGAGGAGATTTCGGATTTATTTTCGCTAGACCAGAGACAGGAAAAACAACTTTCCTTGCTAGTGAGATCACGTTCTTTGCGACACAACTCAGTGAGTCGTCTGGGCCAATTCTTTGGTTTAACAACGAAGAACAAGGTTCCAAAGTTATGCTACGCTGTATCCAAGCAAGCCTTGGAATCAGTCAAGCAGAGTTGTTCTCCAATATCAATCACTATCAATCTGCCTTTGACAGTAACGGTGGACAATTCATTAAAATCTTCGATTCCGCCAACATCCATCGAAGACAGGTTGAACAACTTTGCAAGGAGCTTAACCCAGCCCTTGTTGTATTTGATCAAATTGACAAAATCAAAGGATTCACTGACGACAGAGAAGACCTCCGACTTGGGGCAATTTATATTTGGTCTAGAGAACTTGCAAAAACATACTGCCCTGTTATTGGAGTATGCCAAGCTGATGCAAGCGGAGAAGGCAAACGATACCTAACAATGGAGAATGTAGCAAATGCAAAAACTGCAAAGCAAGCAGAGGCTGACTGGATTCTCGGCATTGGAAAAACCCACGACACAGCACTGGAATATGTCAGACACTTCCATCTGTCAAAGAACAAACTGTCCGGGGATGCCGATACAGAGCCGGAAATGCGTCACGGCAAGGAAGATGTGCTTATCAAGCCGTTAATTGCACGATATGAGGACTTGACATTTTGACAGAGTTAATTAAACACCACAAAACTAAACCATTTAACCGCAAGAACATGATGGATCTCGCGAAGATCCTTCGCAATTGTAGTATTAGCAGTAGCAATCGTGAGATTGTAGTACGTGCACTAGCTAATTACTTTGAACGAGAAGATCCATTCTTTGATCGTAAGATGTTTAACAACCTAGCCTCTGGTGTTCTAGAGTATGACTTTAGAACTGTGGGGCATTCAACTGTTCAGGAGAAAAAAGATGAGCCAGATTCAAACGTTTGACATCCCCGTAAATATCAAGGTTGTCGCCAAGGATGAAGCAACTGCAGAACAACTAGTCATTCAATATCTACGCACGGCAGAATCTGTTGTGTCTGATCCTGATGTTGTTGACTATGAACTTTTCCAGTTTGTTCCTAGCGAACTTGCACAATCATGTTGCTGCTAAATGCTGCTCGTAATTGACACAGAAACCTCTATTTTCAACAAAGGGAACGTCTATGACCCACGGAATTCGCTATGCCTATTGGTAATCAAAACCATTTCAAACGGTTTAACCAATTTATACTCTTTCAAAAGTCCATGGGACGTTGGCCTTATAAATGAGATTCTACATACTGGTAGGGAGCTTATCTTTTTTAATGGCAAGTTTGATCTGTCTTGGCTTAGGCGTGAGTTCGGATTTGTGCCTGCTGTCGGGGTTCGTATCTATGATTGTCAATATGCTGAGTTCCTATTTAGTAATCAAACTTGGAAATTCCCTGATCTGCGTACCTCGTGTGCAAATCGAGGACTAAATCCTAAGCATGACTACATTAGTGAAGAATATTGGGACAAAGGTATTGACACTACGGAAATTCCTCCAGAAGAGCTTTTGGAATATTGTATTAACGATGTAGAAATCACTCATGAGTTGTATGTAGAACAAAAGAAACTCTTTGAAAGTACTTATGGACACATGATCAAACTATTTAAATTACACATGCTTGACTTGCTCGTGTTATTGGAAATGGAATGGAATGGTCTGAAGTATAATGCAACAAGGTCACTTGAAATTGCCGCTGAAAACGACATTAAGATTAGTGACCTAGAAAATACTCTCAACAACATAGTTGACTTTGAGATTAACTGGAATTCAAACAATGAAAAATCTGCAATCCTTTATGGCGGCACAGTTAGCCGCGAGCATCAAGTTCCAATCGGACACTTTAAAACTGGCGCTAGAGCTGGTCAAGTCAAGTACAAAAATGTGGAGTCAACCACCGAGTTTCCTCAGCTCGTGGCCCCACTATCCGAGTACAAGTTCGGGGAAAAAGTAGAGAACAGATCCGTAGCAGAAGATGTACTGCGATCTCTAAAACCAAGCAAGCTCGCCAAGAAACTTATTGAGTTAATTCTTGAGCGTAGTAAACTAGAGAAGCAGAATGGAACCTATCTTAAGGGACTTCCCAAAAAGATGGCTGACATGCATTGGGGAGAGTATCTCCACCCCTCGTATAACAACTGCGTTGCAGTAACGGGACGGGTGGCATCATCAAACCCTAATGGTCAGAACATTCCACCAATCGGGAAGCGCCTGTGCGAGAGTAGGTTCCTATGAAATACGATTGTGTAGTTACTTTAAAATGTGTCATTGAGTCAGAGGCGGATAGCCTATGTGATATGCAATGGGATATCGCAAAGTTTATTCAAACACATGTCATGGATGATGAAGAAACAAGTCCCATTACATACTTAGAATTTGATATTAAAACATGCCAATCATAAATGTCGATGCTAAAAGCTGGCATGGTAATACTATTAGATCTAGGTTCGAAGATAAAATTATGTATGAACCGATGACGGGGTGTTGGATTTGGACAGGTGCAACTCGTGGTAATAACCACTACGGTGCCATAAAAATCTCACAAACTAAATCAGTGTTATGCCACAGACTTTCATACGAAATGTATAAAGAAACTATTCCCAGTTCAATGAAAGTACTACATACATGTGACAATCCTCTTTGTTGTAATCCTAATCATCTTGTTTTAGGCACACAATTGGATAATATTAAGGATAGAGATATGAAAGGACGACAACGTAATAAATCGTCAGTTAAAAAACTTGGGTATGTCAGTGCCAAGAAGGTAGGGCAGATCTAATGGCTCTTGTGAATGTCGACGCAAAGAGTCTAGAAAGATTGGTGCACATATCTGTACCTAAGTCAAGACAAAAATGGAATTGAAGAATGGCACAATGTTGTAAATGATCCAAGTAAATTTGATATTCATCTTGACAATCAAACGAAGTTTAATCTACCTTCACGGCTGATCGCCAAGGTATTTTTGTTTCGTTGGATTTATCGTGGACCCGCATTTTCTTATTGCCATGATCCAGATTTTGCGGCAATAAGTTCTAAGCAGCAATACTGGCAGGATGTAATTGATCAGTATTATTCAAAGTACTATGGTCTATATAACACACATATGAAGTATCTACAAGAGGTGAATGCTACCGGAAGGTTACGTTCACCCCTTGGTAGACAATACCAATTCAAGAAGAATAAACGTGGTGAATTTTCAGAGTTTGAGATTGCCAACTACCCCAATCAGGGTCTTGGAGCGGACGTTATGGCTGTTGCTCGGGTTAGTCTTGCTACCCGTTTTCGCAAGTATAATCTCCGTAGCTTACTTGTTAGCACTATTCATGATTCTCTCACATCCGACTCGCCCCCTAACGAGGTTGAGGTGGTTAAAGAACTCATGGTAGATGTGTTTAAGGATCTTCCTAAGAATATTGAACGAGCCTTTGGCATCGAATGGAATCTCCCGATGTGTGGAGAGGTTACTGTTGGTCCTAATATGAAAGATCTTGAAGATTAATATTGACATACTAAAATAGTATGGTATAATATTAGTATAGATAGTAATTAATTAATAAATATAAATAAGAAAGATAACATGCAAATTCAAATTCAATTCATTGATGTGTCTGTAGAAGATAAGGGTAAGTACAAGATGGCTGAAGTGACCTTTAAGGATATCGCTAAGGGTCAAACTTCGTCTAAGAAGCTTATGTCCTTTAGCAACCCTGTTGTCTACAAGACACTCGTCGATGCAAAGAAGGGTGAAGTTTACACAATTGAAATGCAGAAGAATGATAAAGGTTATTGGGATTGGGTGGCAGCGGCTACTGCAAATGGTGTCAACACTGCTGGTGGCGGTAGCCCTGAGGCTGTCACAAAGGCCACAGGTTCAACGAGTTTTGCTTCTCCCAAGTCCACCTATGAGACTCCTGAAGAACGAGCCAAGAAGCAAGTCTATATTGTTCGTCAATCGTCAATTAGCGCAGCAATTGATACTCTCAAAACAGATAAGAAGTCACCAACCCCTGCCGAGGTTATTGCAATTGCCCAGCAATACGAAGCCTTCGTCTTTGGTCTGGATCAGCAACCACCAAAGCTAGAAGATCTTCCAACGTTTGACGATGATGACGATGTGCCAATGTAATGATTAAAGTACACGACTACCAATGCACAGATTGTGGTCATGTCTTTGAGAAGTTTGTTTCCACCGGCGGCACTCCTCAAGAGTGTCCGCTGTGTGGTTCAGGCAAGACAGAGCAGATTGCAACCAGTGCTGCATTTAAACTAACAGGACAGGGACAGTACTCGTCTCGTATGAAAGTATGATAGCATTAGTGGACGCGGATATAGTTGCGTACCGCTGTGCTGCAAGTTGTGAGCGTACTGTAGATAAGGTTCGTATCTGTGAGGCTGACGAAGAAATTGCTTTGCTGCGCACAGAACAACTGATGCGGGAAATCATTCACTCAACACAAGCAGACAGCTATCGTTGTTTCCTATCTCCTTCCAAGAACTTTCGTTACCAAGTCTATCCTGAATATAAAGCTAATCGTCGAGACACAGTTGATCCTGTTTATCGCAAGGCTTGTAAGCAGTACTTAGTAGACAATTGGAATGCTGAACTTTTCGATGGATATGAAGCTGACGATGCTCTAGCATGGAGTCAAGGAAATGAAACTGTTATTTGTTCTATTGACAAAGACCTTAAACAAGTTGCAGGTCTTCATTATAACTTTGTCAAAACCGAAACTGATAATGTTACCTCCATTCAGGGACTATCTACATTTTACCAACAGGTATTAATTGGAGACAAGACAGACAATCTATTTGGTCTTACTGGTATTGGTCCTAAAAAGGCGGTTAAGTATCTAGAAGGTTGTTACGAAGAACAAGAAATGTTTGATACAGTTTATGATTTGTATCAAGATAAACATCAACTGGCGATTAACCTCATGTGTATGTGGTTATGTCGTGAGAAAGGAGTAACATGGGCACACCATCAAAAGGACACCCAATTAATTATACCCTCAACGTTAGAACACGAGCTGGATCTGATGTTAGAGTCTATGAAATCTTCTACGAAGACTACATAAACGGTGCATATTACGATGAAGACAGTGATGTCTGGTGGCCCTGTCAATGGGCTTTCAATGGTAGGTATGCAGATAAACCCTCTAGTCTAGATCTTGTCAATGTCTGAGCGCAAACGACGATCTAAACTTGAACTTCGGTTTGAAGAGATTCTTAAAGAAGCTAAGTGTGAATATACATATGAAACTGTTATTTTACCTTACACTGTTCCAGAATCTATTCATAAATATAATGTAGATTTTTCATTAGCTAATGGAATTCACATCGAAGTAAAAGGTTGGCTTTCTGATCATCAAGAAAGACAAAAATATATTCTAGTGAAACAGCAAAATCCAGATATAGATCTGCGATTTGTATTTGACAATATTAACAAGCTTTGTGGTGGAACTAAATACACTCATAAAATATGGTGTGAAAAGAATGGCTTTCAATATTGTTCTGTTAAAGATGTGGAGACTATCCAATCATGGATATCAAACACTCACTAGAAACTGACGATGGTACATATGAAGTGTATGTTAAAGCATCAAAGGACGACCTCCACTATTTACAGAGGTTGTCCTTGATGTATCTAATAGACCATGACATGTTTCCATTTCGTCTGCTATCTGCAGATGACGCTTGTAACTTTCACAACACTCCAGAAATGATCCAATGAAAACTTTTTTAATTGCTGACACTCATTTTGGACATAGTAACATCTTAACATTTAAACGAAATGATGGTACACCTCTTCGAGATTTTCCAGATATTTATACACACGATGAGTATTTAATTCATCGATGGAATTCTGTAGTATCTGCTGAAGATAAAGTTTATCATTTAGGAGATGTGGGATTTAAATCTTTTTCCAAACTAGCCTATATTTTAGAGCGCCTTAATGGACGTAAAGTTCTAATTAAGGGTAATCATGATGGGTTTAAACTCTCTCAATATCATCAGTATTTTACAGATGTTAGAGGAACACATCAACTAGACAAATTTATTCTAAGTCATATTCCAATTCATCCACAAAGCCTTTCAAGATGGAAAGGAAATATTCATGGGCATGTACATGATAATACTTTATCTGATTCATTGTATATTAATGTATCAGTTGAAAATATTAATTATACTCCAATAGATTTAGAAGAAATTAAAGAAAGATTTAAATGAGAACACATCTAATTGTGCCGGACACCCAATGTAAAGATGGACAGGACTTTGAGTATCTTACTCGAATTGGTAGGTACATTGTCGAAGTACAGCCTGATGTAGTTATTCATCTTGGCGACTTCGCAGACATGCCGAGTTTGTCTAGCTATGATGTAGGAAAGAAATCATTTGAAGGTAGGCGATATACAAAAGATATCGACGCAGCTAACAAAGCCATGTCTTGTCTTCTTAATCCACTGTATTCTTATAATGCTACCGCAAAGGTTCAAAAGAAGAAGCAGTATAACCCACGAAAGGTAATGTTGTTAGGTAATCATGATAACCGTATTAATAGGGCTATCAACGATGATCCGAAATTGGAAGGACTCATTAGTACAAACGATCTGCCTTACCAAGATTGGGAAGTCCATGACTTTCTCAAACCAGTGTTTATTGACGGCATTGCTTACAGCCATTACTTCCCTACTGGGGTTCTTGGACGCGCTGCTACCACAGCTAGTGCTATGGTTTCTAAGTTGCATATGTCTTGTATTGCTGGTCATCAACAAGGAAAACAAGTGGCCTATGGCAAACGACCAGACGGATCTACTATTACCTGTATTATTGCTGGTTCTTGTTATGAACATGATGAAGACTATTTAGGACCACAAGGTAACAATCATTTTCGTGGGATTCTGATGGCTTATGATGTACAGAACGGTTCCTTTGATGAACACTTCGTCTCTCTTAAATACTTGGAGCAACATTATGCAGAGTCCTAGTCATTATGGTGATACTCGGTTGATGGACTTGCTTATTGACAAGCAAGTTCCATTTGCTGAAGGTAACATTATGAAGTATGTATTCCGTTGGCGAGAGAAGGATGGTCTTCGTGATCTCTACAAATCTCGCGACTATCTAAATGCAATTATTGCACATGAAGAACTAAAGGAAATTAAATAATGGACGCAAACTCATACCAAAATTGGACACTCAGCACTGCAATTTATCCCGGTGCAGGCACTGGTAATGATGCTGAACTTTCATACCTAGCACTTGGTCTTAATGGAGAAGCGGGTGAAGTCGCAGACAAGATTAAGAAACATCTTCGTGATGGTAAGCTTGATATTGGTGGTATTATTTTTGAGCTTGGGGATGTTTGTTGGTACATCGCTCGTATGGCAGATGCCTTGGGATATAGTTTTGAAGATCTACTTACTATCAATAATTCAAAACTAGAATCCCGCAAGGCACGTGATGTTCTGACAGGATCTGGTGATGCACGTTGAGCTTGAATTTGTTACACCAGATGCTCTTGAACGGATTGGTAGGTATTCTGGGATTTGTTATAATTCTTCTGTTCAGCCTGAAGCTTGTATCAAGCGCGCTGTTAGTTGTAAGGATAAAGGACATCTTGCTACCTTGCGTTTTGCACACGCTACTTTCCATGTTAGTGGGATCAGCCGTATTTGCAGTCATCAATTCGTAAGATCAAAACATCTCGATTTTCTTCAACGATCACAGAGGTACTGTAATGAATCAGAAACTGACTTTGTCATTCCGAATACAGATATGGCTCCTACTATTGTTGCTGCATATAAGGCTTCATTGGATACTTACAACAAGCTCATTGCAGCAGGCGTTAAGAAAGAGGATGCAAGATTTGTCCTCCCGAATGGAGGCACTACGGAATTGGTGGTAACAGGAAACTTTCAAGCTTGGTTGGATTTCATTAAGCTACGTGCAGACACACATGCACAGTATGAGATTCGTCACGTAGCAAAGACAATTAACAACATACTCTCGGAACATGCTCCGGGACTTTTCGATTGGATGCCATGAGCGTACTACTAACTACACTTCTCTCAGCACTTATTCCAGTAGGTGTTGAGGGAATCAAACAAGGAATCACCGCTCTCACAGGCGGTGTTAAACCTACAACTGTTGCAGAGCAACTACAACTTGATGAACAAGACATTCGACGCATGGAGACAGTCGCAAAACTCGACAATCCAGGAGGCACTCCAAGCCAGTGGGTTGTTGATCTTCGTGGTTCTTCTCGGTACATTGCTGCTTTTGTCATCATCATTGCAGGACTAGGTGCAGCATTTGTAGAAGGACTTGATCCAGCAATCAAACTACTGTGTCTCGAAGGTGCGAATATTGCATTTGGTTTCCTCTTTGGAAGTAGGATCACAGCACAAATTAGGAACAAATAATGAAACATGGAATGTATAAGACTTCTACATACAACACATGGGTTTGTATGCATCGACGATGTCGAGGAGAAGGACATTGGAAATACAGCGCAAAGAAGATCACGGTCTGTGACTCTTGGAAAGAGTTTCTTCCTTTCTATTTGGATATGGGAGAGCGTCCCGAAGGAACGACACTAGATCGAATGGATAATTCTAAAGGATATTATAAAGAGAATTGTCAGTGGGCAACACCTAAACAACAATGTGAGAATCGAGATCTGCCTAAGCAATATGACACCAATAAATCAGGTCACACTGGAATTCACTGGGACAAAGAGCGAAAGAAATGGTTTGCTCAAGTTCGGCGTAACAATAAAACAACTGCTCTAGGAAGATTTGATTCTCTTGAGCAAGCAATTTATATTCGAGAGACTTGGATTGTAACAAACATGAAGAAATGAAATGGCCACATTTAACGACCTTCTAGAACAATTAAAACAAGAAGATGAGGTCACTGTACTAGAGATTATTGATATCTCATCTGGTGAGCTTGTAGATGCCTTGGAGGGCATTATTTTTGATAAGCAACAGCGTGTTCGAGATTACTACAATGAAACTGACGAAGCCTTGGACGGGGAAGAAAGATAATCTTCCTTCTCCAGCCAAAAAAGAACAACACAAAGATCGCAAATCAAAAGAAGAATTAGTCCATCGTTGGCAAGAAGACGATTGGGAAATACAATTAGAGGAATTCAATGCAAGTCAACAGATTCAAGAATAGTTTCAGTGAGAACATCTTCCGTAATAAGTATGCACAGGGTGTCAATGATACATGGGATGCGTTAGCAGAACGTCTTGTCGAAGATGTCTGTGGTTCACGTTGGGGGAAAGATAAACCGCTGATGTCTCAAGATGATCGGGATGCTTTGGTAGAGTACATCAAACGCATGGCTTTTGTGCCGGGTGGGCGTTATCTCTGGTACGCTGGTCGTGGTAACAGTTATTTCAACAATTGTTTCCTTCTAAGAGCAGAACATGACACGAGGGAAGAATGGGCGGACCTAACACAGAGAGCAGTCAGTTGCCTGATGACTGGTGGTGGCATTGGGATCGACTACAGCATTCTACGTCCAGAGGGGAAGCCCTTGAGTCGTACAGGTGGCTTGTCGAGTGGGCCAATTCCCCTGATGCAGATGATAAACGAAGTCGGCAGAGGTGTTATGCAAGGTGGATCGCGCCGGTCGGCAATCTACGCCTCTCTCAATTGGTTGCACGAGGATATTCCGGCATTCCTGAAGGCGAAGAACTGGTCAGACGAGATCAAGGCACTAAAGAATAAAGACTTTAATGCTGCTGCTCCTCTTGACATGACGAACATCTCTGTCAACTATGACGACAAGTGGTTGTATAATGCAGATCGTGCGAATCTCCCTACCTTCGTAGAGAATTGTCGTCAAGCTATGCAGACAGGCGAACCAGGCTTTAGCTTTAACTTTGGGGAGAAACAAAATGAAACCCTTAGAAATGCATGTACGGAAGTTACATCTGAGGATGACTCTGATGTATGCAATCTTGGTAGTGTCAATCTTAGTAATGTTTCGTCAATTGAAGAATTCAAACATATTGTTGAACTCGGTTCCAAATTCCTTGTTTGTGGAACGTTACGAGCAGATTTGCCGTACGATAAAGTATACAAGGTCCGCGAAAAGAATCGACGACTTGGACTTGGACTTATGGGTATCCATGCATGGCTTCTCCAACGAGGACAAGGATATGTGGCAACACCAGAACTACACTCATGGTTAAAGGTATATAAAGATGAATCCGAACGAGCTGCTAACGAACACTGTGAGCGCCTATTTATTTCCAAGCCAGTTGCTTACCGTGCCATCGCTCCAACAGGTTCTATTGGCATTCTCGCAGGGACAACTACTGGAATTGAGCCACTCTTTGCCGTCGCATATAAGCGAAGGTATCTCACAGATGGTACTAAATGGAAGTATGAATATGTGGTTGACACAACTGCCGATCAACTAATTAAGGAGTATGGTCTTGATCCAAGTAAAATTGAAACTGCATATGGTCTAAGCCATGACTATGAAAAAAGACTTAAGTTCCAAGCGGACATTCAAGATTACGTTGATATGTCAATTAGTTCCACCATCAACCTCCCCGCTTGGGGTAGTAAGGGAAATGGCCCAGACGACGTTAGTCGATTCGCTCAAGTTCTGGCATCCTACGCCCCAAGGCTCCGCGGCTTTACATGTTACCCAAATGACAGTAGAGGAGGTCAGCCACTGACGGAGGTATCATATGCAGAAGCCTTAGCTCATAAGGGTGTAGTGTATGACGAAAATGAAGAACGTTGTAAGGGTGGTATCTGTGGTTTGTAATACAGATATTGCTTGGGCAGCAGGTTTCTTTGATGGGGAGGGAACAACCTCCCTATTAAAAGCACAAAGAGATCACTACTCATATATTCGTATGGGACTGTCTCAAAAAGTACATGAATGTTTAGATAGATTTCATGAGATTGTTAAGTTTGGAAAAATCTATCAGTCTAAAACTCGAGACATTCGCTCATGGAACTGTTACAAACAAGATGAAGTTGAGCAAGTTTTGAATCTTCTTTGGCCATATTTATCGAAGGTTAAAAAGAATCAAGCTCTTTCTGCATTAAATAAAGTAACTAACAATAAGAAAGTATTTAATGAACCAGCAATTTAAAGAACTACTGCTTGAAACATTACGTGAGGTTAAGAATCATCCTGATGGTGAGCAGGGCATTGCCTTTGTCACTAACTATGATGAAGAACCTGATTGGGAAGTCGCTATTGTCTTCCGACCTAAACAAAAGTAAAGGGAATAAATCCCGCGCACAAATGTGCTAGACAAAAAGAAAGCCCCTTTGGAGAAATCCATTGGGGCTTTTTTCATTTGGTTAAAAATAATTCACTCTCTTCAGCTCTACGCTTAACCAGACCATTCAACTTGGTACTAACTCCATTAACTTTAGCATAGACCCACTTATGAAACTCTTGTCCAGCACCTTCAATATCTCCAACATTTAACTTGCGGAGAAGTGTTGATGTGGCTAGGGCATTCATACCTAGATTAAAGACAAAGCTTGTCAAGGCACCTAGTTGGTTTTCAGTTAGAGGGACATGTACTAAACGTTCTACTTGGTCTTGAGCAGCTTGGTAGTCATGGTCAAGAAGAACCTCCGCCTCTTGGACGGAGATTGTTCTACCTAACTTGACACCATATGTATGACCCCAACCAATAGTAGGAATCCCTGCAGGACACAAATAAGATTTGAGTCTAAGACCCTCATACTTCTTTATGATTTCAATCGCTGTCACGTAATTTCTCCAAGAAAGGTGTGCGTTCTGATTTCTTCCAATCCCGAGCTTGTTCATAAGACATAGTACCAGACTTTCCAACTTTTCCGCGAATGGCTGCTGGCGTTTTCTCAGCGATAATCTGCGCCTTGATCGCATTCGCTGCGGCAGTTGGATGTTTCTCGTGCTTCATCATTATCTGAATAGCTTTCTCTTGGTTCCCAGAACTGTACAATTGAGCAGCCCTGATAAGATCATTGGTGCGCTGTTGATTTCGCTGCTGATTGGTGAAAGATTCCATAGAAACCAAAGACTCTTTCAAAGAACGTGTTCCAAAGAAAGGTGCTTTCTTTTCTACATCTGTGCGTTCTACTCCACCCTTACCGGCATTACCCATTCGTGTCAATGGATTCTTTTGGTTGTCTGGATTAAACAAATCACCATCGTTTCGATATTGATCTACCATACCTCCAAGAATACCCTTCGGTACAGTGGCCTTCACTGCCTTGTCGATCTCTGTTGGTGTATGGGCCTTACCCATTGCATCTGAGGCCAGTGTAGCCACCCCAGCGGCGGCCTCAGCACCCCACGCAAGTGGCGGGAACAGAGACAACATGCCTTGGTTCTGCACATTGGTAATCTTTTGCATCAGTGAAGTGTAACGCATTGAGGCGTCAATATCCATACCTGTTGCATCAGACAACGCACCATGAGATACCCAACTAGGTGCATGGACAAGGAGTAATTGAGTGGCGTCGGGCCATTCAGTTCCCCACCAGCCGTTCTTGAGTCCGACTTGACGTACAATTTCATATTCAGCAATCAGTGGGAAAGATACCACTCCACCAAGAACTGCGATAACTGCACCTGTCATAATCAATGGTGCCGCCGTACGTGCGCTTGGGGTCTTCATGAAATCGACAACGTCGACAATCAAGTTGCCTGCTTGACCATGTGCGAAGGTTGCTAGTGGAGAAGATTGTTCACCAAAGATACCCATCTCACGATAGATAGCTGGCATGTTCTTACTACCATAACCAATCATATTGGTTGTAGTATCCTCTGCAGCTTTTCGAGCAAGCTCTTCACCTTTTAGACCACTACGCTTATGCAAGTTGTAGAAAAATGTAAAGGATGAAAAGCGTGAGAACTTGTCACCAATCGTAGAGATTGTTCGACCAGTAGCTAGATTAACAACTTTATTGATTGCTGTGTTTGGATCAGTGCCAATCTTCCAGTCATTGAACTCATTGGTCATCTGTGGATGTAATGTATTACCATCTTCTACCGCATGAAACAATGCACGTTTGTACTCAGGATCTGCGAACTTCTTACCACCTGCCATATCCATAACTGTCTGACCAAGAGCCGCTAGAACTTGTCTAGGAGACTCACCATTCTTAAATGCAGATCGTGCAGACATGAATGCTTGTAGTGGTTGGGCAATCCAAATTGCAGGTTTCATTGTGATGTTTGCAGTATAGAAGGCATTACCAAATAGACCAGTAAAGCGATCCAACGCGTGCTTATCTCTACCATGAAACTCACCAAAGTTTTTATCTACAATGGTATCAACAAACTCACGTACTTGCTTAGAACCTGTCTGTAAAGTTTCACGAATTGAACCTTCAGGAATCAGTCCTTCAGTTTGTGTACGAACATAGAAGTCCATTAGCTCAGATGTGTTCTTTGGGACAGAATTCTTATCGTAGTAATCAAGAACCTTCTTATGAACATCTCTAGAAGCAATGTTCTGCGTATATGCTTTTACCGCACGTGGTAAGGATTCACGTAAACGCTCACCTAATTGATGTGGAGTAAGACCAACTTGATCACCAATAAAACCAGCTAACATTCTTGTCTGCATTGAATGCACACCAACGTTTGAATTACCAGCAATCATTCGATCCAATTTAATTTGGAGTTCTGCTGCTAGTTGATTTGGTGGAATGTTTGCAAGATTCTCTTCTAGGAAATCTACGATACTAGAATGATCTACATAGTTCTTTGTGTGGTCATAGCGAACTTCAAAGTCATTACTCTGTGATCTGAACCATTGTTGCCAATGTTCGGCTTCTGCCTTTGTCATGTAACGCTGCAAGCGTAGTGGAACACCACGATAAGACACAGTAACAGCATGGTCGCCAGCACGACTGGTTAGGATATAACCCATCAGTTGTTGTAGTTGCTTGAGATTGTTACCTGCCTGCATACCGCGAGCAGCCTTCAAGAGCTTGTCACTAATGTTAATCAATGCCTTTGCAAAGTTCTGCTGACCTTGAGACCAACCTGCTGAGTGTGTAGCAAAGGTTTGATTAGGGTCTACCTTGTTAAGCATACCATCAATCATCTTACTATACACATCATGAATCTCGTTACCCTTTAGCTTGTACATAGAAGGGACGAGAGCTTCAGGTTTTTCAGCAGCAGACAACTTGAAGGTGTTTAGAACACCACGTTGTTCCCACTGTTGAAAGGTATCCTTACCATATAGAATTACTTGGTCTAGTGATTCTTTTCGTTTGTTTGCAATGTCAGTGATCTTGAAGATCTCTTGTGCATGAACATCATTCTTCATCATCTGCTTTAATTGAGCAGTGAAACCATGAGCAAAGATGTTTAAAGCACCTTGTCTGATACCAGCTAGTAGTTTCGTTGGTGTGTTTGCTTGAGCAAAACTCTTAGGCAAATCACGACCAATGGCTTCACCCGTACTAGTGTCAATCAAATGACCACCATTCTCTAGTAGTTCAGAGAAGGCAGTACGTGCTTTGTCAGATAGGCCTAGTAGATTCATCACTGTGTTTTTAAACTTAGAGAAGCCAGATTCACCAGACAATCTCATACGCTTAAGAGCAGCAATCATGTTAGAGTTAGTAAGACCGTATGCTACAAACTCACGTGGATTTTCCATCATGAATTTTTGCATTTCCTTTGGTACATACTTGTCTAAGATAAAACCAAAGTTGTCTTTAACATTGGCATACAAAGCTTCTATATTACGAACAGCTTGTACCTGTTGTAAGTCTTTGACTTTACCTTCACCAACAAGAGTCATAACCTTATTAACAGCACTGTGAACAACCTCATGTAAGAATGTGCCTGCATGGAAGTTATGTGGGTTCATGTTAATCTGACCACTCATGTTACTATAGGAACCATCAGCAGTCATTGTAGGATCAAACTTCAAACCATCACGACCAATATTAGGATTGTTCCTAAGTTGATCTGCAAGTTCGCCAAGATACGTACCATGGGGTTCTAATGCAGGATCACCCTTCTTAGAAGCAAGATAGTCTAGACCACTACGAATAGGATCATCTGAATTACGTACAACTTGGTCTAACTCTTGTGTGAGTTTTGCTAGGTGAGTGTTGTCTCCAATAACAGCTTTGTCTGTGAAGGCGTGAGCATCACCCGCACGTTTACGTGTAAGTTCTACTTCAAGCAATTCTTTTTCTTGTTGAATGAGGGCACGCAATCCCTCATCTTTAATGTGACCTAGTTTATAATCTTTGTTCTTAATCATTCGTTCAAGAACATCAGGACTATACTTAGAATACTCAGCAGTCTTTGCATTGATAGCTTCATTAACAGAGTACCTATCAGACAATGTTTGAGAATCTATATTATTTAGTTCTTGTGGAAAGGCATCTACAAGAGCATCAAGTTGAGGATCAACTCCACGTTCTACTGGTTTAAAGGCAGGATCAACATCTGCCAAGACATCAATTGTCTTATTACCTTCTTGATTAGCTTTGCCATATGGATTGAAACCTGTGGTAGTATCCACATCAGGACCAACTATTGTTGGTTCCATGGGCTTGTCAGTACCTTCAAAGTAATCGGACAGTTTAGCCCGTACCTCGCGTACTTGATCCAACTCACCAGCAAGTCTAGACATTTCAGACACATTTGTTGGATCGAGAGATTCAATACGATCTACAATGCTTTGTTCAAGAGCAGTGTAACTTTCATATTGTCTACGCACATCATCCGCAGGAGTCCAAAGATTAAGAGGATCTTCTGCAGGTGGTGTTACCTTAGGAGTTTCACCACGAATCTCTTCTGGAGTTTTCACCTTAGATGTTATTTGCTTGATAGCAGGCTTACCTAGATGAGCCATTGCTTCTAGTTGGGGAGCTACTGCTACAAGAGCAGGAGCATTCTCCATAATGAACTTACCAATCTTTCCTGAATACTCTTGACCTAGTTCAGACTTAGGATGATAAGTTACTTGGTCCATTTGACCCATTGCATAATCACCCTGCTTATTAAACTCTTTAATGTTACCAAGAGTTCCTTCGCGAACCTGATTGATGAAACCCTGCCCGGTACCAATAGCTAGACCCAGAGGTCCTGTAGTACCTGCAGTGGCTAGGTTTAGACCAGCTTCATTAACACCAATCAAATCTTTTGCCATGTCTGTAACATCTGACACAGTCTTCTTAATACCACGTTCTAATGAGAATCCTTTAGGAGTTTCCTCAGAATCGAAAAGACCCAGTGGGTCATTAGATGTTTCTTCAAATAAACCTAGTGGGTCTTTATCGTTCATTGTAAGTCTTCTCCAAATTTACGTTTGTATCCTTCACGTAACTTTTCTTCCGATACTGCTGGATACAATTCTTTCAGTTTTTGTAGTGTCATCTTTTGCGGTGGTGTGTCTGTTGCTTGTGATGCTGGTGGCGCACCAGACTGACCATGAAGAGCAACCTGAAGTTCAGCACGCTTGGAAGCAAGCTGTGCTTTTAGTTGTTCATTATGTGATTGTAGATTCTTAAGAACCTGATCGCCACCCGGCATCTTCATTATAGATTGTGTAAACTCTTGACTAGTTAATTGCTGGGTGTTCATAGTAATCTGCTTCTCAAGATTGTTTACGTCAGACTGAATCATCTTGAGTGGAGTATTACTACCACTACCTCCAGCAGCGGCAGCTCTGGCACGAGCCTCAGCAGCACGTAGTGCCCACTGACCAGCAAGATCAGTTTCATCCAACCTATTCTGACCCTTGAGTTCTTCAAGAGCAGTCTTACCGGCATGTTCAGGAGTTCTAGACAACAGTCCAGTAATCTCATTAACCTTTCCTTCAAGTACCTTACGTTGGGCTGGAGTAATCTCTTCACCAGTGTCCATACGATTAGTACTAAGCAAACGTTGATAGTCAGACAAATCCTTGAGCATACCAAGTTGTTGTGTCTTGGCACCCTGTTCAACAGGGAGTTGTTCCTTGATAAATGGTTGCAGCATTTGACCAACTTCATTCTTACGAATTGCTTCTTGACTGCCAGCATCCTTAGCTTGAGCGAAGTTACTCAACATCGTAGGATTGTTCTGTGCTTGTGCTTGATTACCAGACAACTCCTTAACCATGTTGTCAAAGACAGTTCCTTGATTCTGTAACTTCCGGTGTTCAATGTCTAAAGGTTGCATAGACTGTTCACGTTGGTTAGCAAGGAACTGCTTCATCAGTTCTTCTTGTGCAGACTGATCCGCATTTGCAGCATTAAATCCTTGATACAAAGCCCCAAGACCAAACTCAGGCTTGTATCCAGTTTCGATCATTGGTAGTCCTGCCATTACCTACTCCCTTTTAGTAGTGCTAGAAGTTGATCCATTTGTGAAGTGTTGTTTGAACCACCTTGTGTGTAACCAAGAGCAGACAACATTGGAGAAGTGTATCCATTGATACCAGCTTTGTTAGCAGCAAGTAGTTGCTCAAGACCGCCCATACCAGCAGACATATTAGCACCAGATGGATTCTGTAGACTGTTAATATAGTTCTGTGCAATCTTTGCTTGTTCAGCAATCAGCGCAGGAGAACTAGTGGCGTTGTTAGAACGACGACCCGCAGCAGCATCTTTAATAGCCTGTGCTTGAGCCAATGCATCTGTCTGCGCTTTCACTAGGGGCTGTCCATATGGATCTTTAATTGCACCAGCAAGTTTCTGTTGCATTGCATCTCGCATGGAACTTGCACCCATCTGACTAGCACCAGTAGATGCTTGGTCAAATGGAGAAGCTTGTTGTCGCATCTGTTGAATGATCTGTGGATTTTGCGATGAGGCTTGTTTATTCTGGCGACCTTCTGCAAGGGCACCTAGAATAGACATAAGACCTTTACCATTCTGTCCACTAAATAAACTAGATAGAAAACTTTGTGTTCCACCTTGTGCGCCGCCAGACAATAGGTTAGGCAGATTTTGCATAGAGTCATACGCACGTTGACCAAAAGAATTAAAATCAGATCCTAATTGTTGATCAACTTGTCCCCAATTAGTTCCATTCTGTTGCCAACCTTGCATTGGAGTGTTAGAGATATTAGACATATCAAATCCACTATCCCATTGAGGAATATTTTGCATTCCGGGATTGTCTAATTGATCTTGAGAATAACCCTGACCAATCCAACTGGTATCAACAGGTGAGCCTGTGTACATATCATTTGTTTGTGTATTAAAGTCTGTAGAAGAATCATCTCCATAAATACCAGAACTATACATACCGCTGTAGTCGTCTTCACCCATTATAATTCCTTTGTGTTAGTAGTATATTAGTAGTATACCACACTGTTTTATATTTGTCAATCATTATAAAGAACCTGTCCATTGTACGCGGAACGCGGGTAATGTGACTGTCCCAGCAGTTGTGCCGGGAACGTCAGTAGAATTGAGTGTGACTGTATTAGTGCTTGCCCAAATGTAATGACGTGTTTTTGCACCTTTCGGTATTTTCAGTGTGGCTGTAAATAACACTTGATCTTCTACTGATGGAACAATTTCACGTGATCTAGCTGAATATCTAAGAATGTTAAATCCACCGCCAGTATCCAACTCAGCATAAAAATATACCTTGCGATTACCAGCACTAGCACTTGCATTTAAAGTTAAAGACATTGTATAGACACCACCATTTGTAAAGGTGAATTGTCCATTACCTATGTTGTATACAATCCCAGATGTAGCTACAACTGTAGCAGCAGCAGGTGCAAAGACAGTAGGAGTAATTGGTAGAACAGTCCCAGATGTTCTCAGTTCAACATCTAGTTCATTACTGATTGCCGCATACTGGTCTGCATTGAGATGGTAATACTGTCCAGCAGTACCACCTTGAATACCAGATAGACTATTGTGTGGCCCAGAGGCTAGTGCAGCATGTTGTGCAGCAGTCAGGTGATAATGCTCACCTGCTGTACCACCCTGCATACTTTGCAAGTCAGCGTGGTTACGAACAGCAATGTCCGTAATATTAGAACCTGCAAAGTTAATGATATACCAAGGAACTGAACCTGATGTAGACACATACGCACGCAGTTGTCGATACCACTCAAGCCAAGTATAGGAACCGGGCTTGTCATTGATTGGCGGTGGTGGTAGAGTATTAACAGCCATTAGTTAGCTCCTTCTGTATAGACAACCTCAACAGACTCCAAACGTAATGGAGTGTTACCACTATGCTCAAACTTAAAAGCACGTCTGCGGAAAGCACCTAGTCGTTGGAATGCGGGGAAGTCATCATTCATATCAATCGTCTTTGCATTAGACCATGTTTGATAGTCATCATCCGTCCAGTAAAAAGTAACAACATTACTAGGAGAATAACTGTCACCAACTAACTTAAGAGATGACATGAACTTCCTGTTGTAGCTATCCATATCATATTTGTTTGTAACAAGCGAACACAAAATTGGATCTGTGTCATCTTGATAAACAGTTGGATCTACTTTATATACACAGCCATTAGTGGCGTGTAGTACATGTGCAGCGCCAATACCTGAGTCTGCCATGTGATCGTAAGCAAAAACTGAGTGACTTCCACCGGAGTCAGAAGACCACTCATGCCATAACTTTTCGTCAACATCATATACTAGAGTCCTTCCAGAAGTTTTTAGATTGAGTACATAGAAGAGGTGTCCCTTTGTGCGGATACCAAACCCACGACAATCTGACATATTCACTTCTGCATCAATAATACGTTCGATATATTCGTCCGTAATCTTCTGTGGTTGGAAACCCTTAATTAACCAGACAGCCCTGCCGCCAGAATCTGATGCAGATACATAGATACAGAACTGTTCATTCTGGTAAACTGCATATGCAGCAGCAGTACCCATCTGGATTGTAGCGGCATCATTGCAAGACAAAGGAGAGCCAGCAGCATTAGCCACATCATAGAAGAATTCAATTGAACTTGATCCTAGAACAACTACTTGGTTATTTTGTCGTGCAAGACTGATGATTGGATCAGGGAACATTTCAGCAGACAAGAAGTTCGCTGTGGGCCATGTGAAAGGATCGTCTAGTGTGCAAGTATACACATCACTACCTTTTGCTAGACACACATACCCATCAATGAATGTTGGTACTGAGATGTGTGGTGTTGGGAAATTAACATCAGTTACTTGAGTACAAGTACCATCCTGTTTAATAACCCAAGCATTAATACCATCACACATAAACAGATAGTCACCCAAAGAACCTGAGTTACAATTCATCAATCCAACGTGTCCTGTTGAAGTTGACAAGGTTGCCTTAACCACAGGAACAGTGTCATCTTCAATCAGTTGATTACCAATCACCACATAAAACTTATTTCGGAAGTAGGCCATTGCCCTACCTTCACCAGTACCAAAGTCTTTGTATGTAGTTAGACCCGGACGTTTGTTAATGAAGATCTTTGTGTTCTCTAGTTGATCTACCTTGCGAGTTTCAGGAAACATATTGATGAATCGCTGGTCTTTAGAACCACTAGAGTCTCTATTTGAGTAGGCTCCCATTAATGGCAACCGAGTCTTCTGAGGAACTCCACTTTGTTTTTGATTTGCCATTACTTCTTACCTTTCGCAAATAGCTTTGCTAAGTTCACAGTTTGATTTGCCATCTGTGCATTACTCTGTCGTTGGGTTGGATTAGAAACACCTTCATTAAAGATACCTCCTAGACCACCTGCAGCACCGGATGTAAGAGCAGATTCTAACATATGTTCTGGATCACGTAATCCAGTGACAGCACCCTTCATAGCACCACCGGCAATTCCACCAAGAACTTTGTTACCAAACAGTTTAGCAATAGTGTCACCACTGTATCCACCTGCTCCAGTTAATAGAGCATTTGCTAGTACAGACTTTGGATCACCCCCGGAGACTAATGCAGAACCTGTGCCTGAGATTGCGGCTTGAAGTGCTTTGTCTGCAGTTAAAGATCCTAGCGAGAATCCAGTTCCGAAGACACCTCCGCCATTACTCGCCATCCCATTAGCAGCTTGTCCTGTTGTACTTGTAGCAGTATCCACGGGAGCGCCTGTATCACCACCATAAGTAGAACTACCGTAAGAGATACCCGCCCGCGCAAGACCTTGTGTTCCACCTTGTGGATTACCAACAGAGAAAGCATCAACAGCATTAATCAAACTACCTAAACCAGGAATAAAGGCATTACCAACCATCTCACCGATAGGTTGCATATCTTTGAATTCTTGTTTTGCAATGAGATGTGTTGGACTAGTCTTTTCCCAAATCTGTTGAACCATGCCCTTCTTAAGTTCTTGTTCACCCTTATTACGAATGTATTGATCTACGTTAGACCAACCCGGTGCTGAACCTACTTTGTCTTTAGCTAAGTATGAATACCCATCACCAAGATTAGTTGAGTTTTGATTCCACCAATTAGGATCATTTAAAGAACGCCCTACTTGTGAGAAACCCTGATCCCATGCATTAGTTTTATTTGATCCCCAAATACTTGAATGTGAGTCCGACCATTTTTCATCCCACTGCTTTTTAACTGGATCATACCCACCCATGTCAAAAGCGGTTCCTTGAAGTTGACCGTCATACATTAAATCTTTAGAACCAAACAACTTCATTAAGTCACCAGAGATAACATCATTAATACTGTTACCTCCTAGGCGCCCAACATTTTTACCTGAGATGTAATCTTCCCAAGCACCTGTTGCAAAACCGAGATTATCAAATTGTCTTTCTGGAGCAACTGTGGGTTCAAACTGCCCAGTGATTTTTCCTTGTGTAAGGAGTTGTCCTAACAGTTCAGATTGTTGAGCTTTCGCTAGGCTCTTGTAAGAAGATAGAGTAGAATTGAGTGCAGTGTTTGCTTGGTTTAGATCTGCATATGTTTTACCATCATATAAATATACATCATCATATTGCTTCATGTTTCCTTGAGCAACTTGATTATCCAAAACTTGTTGTGACATGATGCCACTATCAAGCGTGTTTTTATATTGTTGGTTAAGAGTTTTAGTTAGTGATGGTGCATACTTACTACGATATTGATTCTCTAGGTTTGACCATAAATCTTGCTGGTTTCCAAAGGAGTATTTACTAGGATCTTTATTTCCATAGTAATACTGCTCTCCACCCAGATTAGATAGGAAACCACCCCCGGCAGTTACAGCAGACATGTCTGGGGCTTGATTCTCGGCTAGTTTACGACCAGCACCCCAGAACTCAGTTGGTTGCTGTGCTTGTGCAAGTTCGTTACCATATTGAGATTGGAACTGAGAGGCACCACCAGACTGGGCTTGAGCCATTTTCTGGTTGCGCTCTCGTTGAGACATACCCTGATATTTGCGGTTGATTGCATCAGCAACTTGTCCTTGGTCTAGTCCAATACCATCCATTACCAGCTCCTACGTTCTACCCCGAAGTAAAGAGAACCTTCCTCAAGACCGAAGTTTAGTGCATCTTGTTTAATGATCGTCATCTCTTGCCATAGAGTTTTGCGTGAGGGAATATCCAGACCATACTCAGGTGCAAGGCGTGTAGCTAGACCATAGGTTACAGCATCATACCATTCTTGTGGAAAGTCAGGTGCATCAGTACTTGCATTGAAATCCTGAAATGGGATTTGACAAATGTAGTGTAATGTGTTAGCAGCCTGTTCGACAGTAGTTGGTACAGGAAACAAATGAAAATCACCGTTGTCTCTATTAGGACTGTAGTAAACCTGAATAGGATTACCAGCAGAAGTCTTGTTACCTAGAATGTTGTATTCAGCTTGTGTGATAATCCGCATTGGGATATCAACGTTGGAAGTAACATTATGGTTCCAAGCTTGTAGTACCTTGAGAGGTTTAGGGTTAGACACAGTGTATGTAGATTGTCCTGCTACTAACGTCAAGGTCATCTCAGTAATTGCCCATAGAGGCATACCATCTGCAGCCCAAGCTTTTACCAGACCATTGAGTGCAGTAGCAGCCTCTGATACTTGGTTAGGACTAGGTGTCTCGCCTTGAGCAAGGGCACCCACTAACCGCAGTGCACGTTTAATAATATCATCTCGCGTAGTGGAGTATGATGTAGTGCCAGATGTGCTCATGATCAACCTTTCAGTTTAAGTAATGCTGCTAGTGCAACAACAGCAGTAGCCAGACCACCGGCCCATTTAATAAACCCGACCACCAAATTGGCAGCCTTCCATGCAGAGACAAGGTCTTCAACATCAGAGGATAGTTTATCAATTTTCTTTTCAATCTCAACTAGACGTTCATCATACTGCCTGCGATCATGTTCTGATATCATACTTAATCCTTTTAAGTCTTGGTGAGAACATCCACAAGGCTGTCTCTTGATTTGGATCGTCTAGTAGCCACCCAAAGTTGAGTACCCAACAACGACCTTTAAATATTTTGGATGGAGTTACTTTCTTCCATTGCCAGTACTTTCCACAGGACACACGCAGAGTGCCATAGACGGGGCCAACATAGTTAACCTTAGTGCTGCCCTCAAAGATACGCCCTGCGTCGATCCTAGCCCCTATAGCGTTCCATTTGAAGCCATACAGACTATTACGATATAACCACTTTACTCTAGACCAGTATGAATCTGGATTAAGTCGATGGAAATTTTCATCTCCTAGCAGACTATTGTCGGGTGTATCAAACCAAGACAACCATGTTGGAAGTCTTGGTTCAATAACTTGAATAGAATGGTTGTTAGACCAACCTAATCTATTAATACTAAATAAAGGTAATATAGGTGTTACTATATATGTTATTAATTGTATTAATATATATAATATTAAATATATAATATATTTTAACATACTTGTCTTAGATTGTCAAGTGCCATACTATCTTCTATTAAGAAGCTCTCCATACAGTTACGTGCAATCTAGTTGCATTAGTTAGAACACCCGCGACATAATTAGCAACCGTGACGGAAGTAGTATTTGCAGATGCCCAATAGCATTGATTAATGGCTCCATTGTCAGCAGTTACATTCACTATATAGAAGTTATCTGCATATGTTGCACTAAGATTAATAGTATAATTACCTACACTATTTCTAGTAACTGATGTAATACCAAAACCA